ATCGGAGCGTTTTGACGATCTCCGAGAACGGCGAATAGCTGGACAAAATTGCAGACAAAAAATACTGAATCGACTACTTAATCTGACTCACAGTTGCACGGTTGAATCTGTGAATCAAGTGGTCAGTCTGGCCGCGAATCGTGTAAACTTACGGCCACCAATCGACTGCTGTATCAATTGTGTAATCATCCACTGATTCAACAGACTCAACAGAGTAGCCAGATGGCGACTTTGGAGGGGTCTCACTTCGCCACTTGGCCACAACAGCCCCCGTACTATCTTCTGTGGCTATGTAATCCATCATCCTTCATACACCCCCGAAAGGAAAACCCGTTGGTCATTTTCAAGCAATCTGGCAGAGCCGTGGTCGTGCAAAACATCAGCGGTAACGTCTACGGGGGCAGATGTTACTTTTACCAACCCGCTTATTGTGGTTCCAGCGGTCACGCTCGACCCAATTGGCTCGTCGTGAGATGCCACACGAACCCCGCCAGCAGTGATTTGCCCAAGCACACGAGTCCCATCATTAAGAGATTCGGAGTATTTGAACCCAAGCGTAAGGGTATACTTCCCATTCTTTTGCAACACCAGTTTATTGTTAGCTGTGTCAACATCAACGGTGTTCGCGTCATCCTTGAAACCGTTGTCGGCAAGGTCGGCTGAGTCTAACTCAACCTGTGTCACCGTATTGTTTGGTATATCCTGTGTAGATGTTGAGGCCCCTTTAGCAGCTATGTTATTGATGGCTATATCATCTGTACTGACCGATGAGGCATCCACCGAGTCTCCGTACACATCGGAACGATTAGAGCTATCTCCAATCTGACCATTCACTTGAGTCGCATCAAATGAACCATCATCGTTCAAGATGAATGTATTACCAGTATTCAGATTCTCAACAACTGTTCGATTGTTGGCATTATCTCTCCGTATTTCAAAGTCATCTCGTAGTCTAAATCCCATTTTAAATCACCGTTAATGAACCGCCATCTTCAATTGTCAAATCTCCATCAACAGTATAACTTTCAGAGACGACCATAGACTCGTCCGATTTGATAGTCATACTGTTTCCAGTTTCGAGCGTCTTCCCACAGATGTTCCCATCCTCGGCAGAGAACTTACGCACATTAAAGATGTCATAATTCTGCCAATCTTTGTCAACATCGATAGTGATTCCTGACAGAGAGCCACCACCACCACCCGATCCAGTCGTGTACCAATCAGTCCCATCAGAGGCGAGGGCTGCTGCCGAATCATCATTTCCAACAGTAATCGACGTGACACCATTGATGGATGCCGAGCCTTCTGTTTGGATGGTGATACTGTTTGTACCAGCGTTGCTTCCACTATCTGCCACAACAACTTCTGACCCTTTATCAAGGTCGGTTGTTGATAGTGTAATAGTCACAGCACTTCCGCTCGTGTCAACAAACAGAATCTGCTCACCCGAGGTCGTGTAGTTGGAAGAAATCGTGTTCGTATTGTGAACAAAGCGTCCGTCTACTGTTTTACCAACCGTTCGCCTATCTGTTACAGAAGTAACGCCGCTCCCATCTGTGTCAAAGTCGAATAGCGGAATCTTTTCATCTGTATCACCAGTAGCTGTAGCAAAGTCGGAACTTGTTCCGACAATGACATCATCAGTCCCGCCCTTGTTCCAGCCAACATACACAGTCTGGTTCGATGTGCTACTCGCCAGAGTGACAGTAGTTGAACTATCTTTAGCGAGCCACGAACCATAAACGAAGCCCTCACCTGCGTCAATTGTTACATCGAAGGATGTGCCAGAACTCGTCTCAGCGAAGGCATTAAGATTGCCCTCAGTAATACCACTATCCTGTGTTGAAATATCTGTCGGACTCGAAGCAGGAGCAATATACCCCTGACCTGCGCCACCACCTTGTGCGATAGCGCCAGCAGTCTTGAAAGCTTCAGCCGGTCGATTCGGAGAAGGATTAACTTTTTGTGTCATTTATATTATGTATCGGAGAATGAGAGCGTCACGTCAAAAGTCACGGTCTTAGAATTATCTTTTGTCACACCTGAGAATGTTGCGTGATTCATCAAAAACACTTCACTATTCGAAGAATTAGCAGGGTCGCCACTCCACAGACCAAGCTCGACAAAAGTGTTACTGTTTCCCTCTGTCGAGTCGAGGAATGTACTCGCAAGAAGTTCTTTCCCATTGTCAGCTACATCTGTCACCGTCTCCTCATAGGTAGGGGCCGTAAGGCTTGTGTCAGATGTGGTCGGCGTTGTGTTATCTGTTCCAAGCTGAAGCCACGCTGTTGTCACATCACTTTTCGCCCCAGTTTGACCGGGGTCAAGATTGTCAACAAAGTACTCGTGAAGCCGATCTGTCGTCACATTATAGAATGTCTCTTCTTCGATAGGCTCGACAGTACGACTTGCTTCAAGCCGCTCACCCTCATCCATCGAGTCCCAGTCAGGATACGCCTCTCGCAAATCCTCAGTCTTGTGTGTCCGTTGGTCGATACGTCCCTCAATGCCAAAACCGCTTGTCGTATTTCGTGCGTTCATTGATAAAATTAGTTTCGTATTGTTGTACTATCTACTGCTACTTAAAAGTTTCGGTTGAAACAGTTTCGGTTACGCATTGGCCGCCCAATCGAAGCTATCCCAATTAGCCGAGTCCCACGCAACTGTCGATTCAGTCGAGCTTACACCATCATCAATTGAAATGTCTTCATCCGTCTGTGTAGCAATAATGTCTTCAATTTCCATCCACTTAGCTTCATTCCAATTCTTTCCACTACGAGAAGTCGGCTCCCAGAACAAGTCTTCTGTAAATGTGACAGAAACTTGTGTTGAATCTGTGACACTTGTGTCCTCAGATACTGTTGTCACATTCGGGTTAAGAGCAATAGTATCATCAGACGATAGCTGCTCACTTACTGTAAGTTTGTTTGGGTCAATGCTCAAAAGATCATCTGAGCTAATACTTTCATCGAGCCGTGTTCCTGTCGTTGTTTTTACATTATCATTAAGCTCAACTTCTTCAGGGTCAAGCGCAAACGTTGTCGCAAGTTGTTCGACACCACTCGGGTCAGCTATTTCCGCAACTTCTTCGATTAGACTTCCGACAACAGGCGTGTTTGGAACAACACGCACTTCATACCCATTTGCCGAAAAGTCTTCATCTATTGTAATATCTTCAATCGGTACATCTGTTGCGGCAGAGATGGCTAGCTTGATTCCAGTAACTGTTCCGCGACTGATGAAAGACTGGACAACTGACTTGAGGTAGATTCGATACTGCTCATCTGTCCTCCCACGACGTTTCCCAATCAGTTGTCCGAATAATCGACCAATTCTATCAAGCGACTCGCCTGATGCGCTATCGACAAACTTTTCATCGATAACTTTTGTAAGTGCATCATTAACTTGGTCGAGGCGCTCCTCATTTGCGCTGAGGTATCGACTGATAACAGAATCAGCAGTATATGTTACATAGAATACTGAATTTTCTCGTGGTAGATTGTTTCCGCTCTGCTGCCACTCTATCAGAGAATTGCTAAATGTAACATCGTATGAGATGGTGAACGTCTCTTCTTCTTGTGGATTGTTACCATCATCCAACCATTCAAACATGTCACCATAATGATTAGTATCACTACGTATTTCGTAATCATCACCACGTGTATACGTAGTTCCACCAGAGTCGGTAACAGTCTCAGTATTACTGTCAATCTGATATTTTAAGATATATTCAGTATCAGTTGCGCTGTATGTAAAATCAGTAAAAACACGCTCTGTTTTATCTGAAACGGTGTAATCAGTCCCATTATTAAATGTACGACTGTTACCATCTTGGTCAACTCCTTGGATAGACTGAACTACTTTTACAGGAGCTTTGTCTAACGTATATTCATACTGTGCTGTTGTTCCAGTAGTAGTCTCAGATACTGTAAATGTGTGCTCCTCTGCTTCGACAGTAATATCTGTTTGCGGGAATATATCAGGCAGCTCTGGTCTATTGTCTAAATCTACCATTTTAGTTACTTGTGTTAGTGCTGACAGTTATTGTACCGGGGTCAGCTTTTTCCCTGTTGCCAAAGTTAATGTCACCCTCTGTAATATACGTGAAGAAAAACTCCTCACTATTTCCAAGTGTGGAAGGATTCTGTGTCCAATACACGCCGTCATCCTCTCCATCTCTGGACTTATCAACTAACTTGTACTCTGTGTCTTCATTGTACAATGTGCCGGACGAGTCTCGGATGATGCCGCCCGGTGTTTCAACGATTTCGTACTCCGAATCGTAGTACACTTGGTCATATGTGACAGTAAAGTTATCATCCTGCGGTGGAGTACTATTGTTCGAGTCCCACCTGACACCAGACGGGTACGCATCATAGACAACGATAAAGTTTGTCCCATCTGTGGGAGTGCTATTATTAGTATCCCAACTAATCGTGTCATCGAACCCATCACTATCAGTATCTATGGTCGTATAATCTGTCCCCCGAACATAAATATTTTCATTTTCATCATATATTGCGACGAAATCTATTTCAATCTCGTCAGATAGGGAGTAATCTGTCGTTCCACTAACATATTCAATAGTATCTTCTGTAGCATAGTCCTGTGTTGGTGTCAATTGCCAGTCAGTATCTTCAGTAAATGTTGTACTATTTTCATCTTGGATACTAACACTACTCTCAAAGGGAATGTGTGTGAGCGAATATGTACTTTCTGTGTTGTTATACGTTAACACATCCTCTTGTCCAAGATTGAAATTAAACGGCTCGTCTCGGACAAGGTTCGCATCATGTCTGTCACCATTGTTTGTTTCTCCGTCAACAGTAACATCATAATCGACAAAGAAGTTATCACCATTGTTTGGAATTGCGCCACCATCCCAAACCAAGGTTTCAGGCCAGCCGTCACCTGTATTGTCAATAAGAGTAATATCAGAATTGTTTGAAAATGTGTTCTGATTTTCATCTCTGACAGTAATCGTCCCATTTGTCTCTTCAACGGTGTAATCAAGACGATAGCCTGAGCCTGTTACAGCGACGGATTCTCCGAGTGGTTGTGTAGTTATCGACGTAAAGCTATCAAGCCTTGCTCGGACGAAGTATAGGTCTTCTGTTGTGTCAATCTCGGTTGCCGTCCAGTCAGATGGTATATCCCACGAAATTGTGCCAATGCCGCTGCTCTGGAAATCAGTTGTCCCATCTGTGATATTACTAAACGTTGTCCAAGATGAGCCATCATAATATTCCCATACGATGTCCCATGTTCCAGAGCCAGCAGTACTAATATTCAGATCAATCTCAGAGAAAATAGTCTCTTCCCCAAAGTAGTACGCGTCTCCGACAGCGGGCGACGATGGCAGAAGTGTTATATCATTTGCTTCATCGTTGTTCGCCTCAATAGTTTCATCTGTGAAGCCAACATCAGCATCTTCTGCGATAGCTGAATCTATAGCAGTTGAAAACGTAAATGTCTCATTTGTGACACGCTCAACAATTGTATCGAGCAAATCAATGTTGATAATATCATCATCAGATTGCATTATTTCTCTGATGAGCTGGTCTTCATAAAATTCATCACTAATACCAAGATCGAGCAAGAAGTCTTCAACCCTGTCGGAAACCGTTGTTGTATCAATATCTGTCCCGAGAAGATGAATAGTTGCACCAATCTGGATTACTTCTGGTCGGACAAGATTGTGTCTAATTCCTGTTGGTCGAGAGAAGTCGATAGCTTCCTCTACATCAGAATCAAGCCCACCATCGACAATCACATCGACAAATGTTGGGTCCTCATCAAAGAATTCATCGATAATTACATCTCCTTGCTGGACAGCATCAATAGTATTCCGAAGATATGCTTTGATTCCCTCAACTGTGCCACCCTCACTTGCTCCACCGACAGCACTTTTTGCCCTCTGTCGAAGCTCGTCATTAGATTCTCTATCCTCACCACCAGTAGTGCTCTCAGGATTTGTTACTCCTGTGACACCAACTGGAGGATTGCTAATTCGGGTAATTGTGTTTGCTGGCACATTAAAGTCTTCACCTGTATCAACAGATTCTATCGAGACATCTGAGACAGTTGTCGTCCCAGAAGGAGAATTAGCATCATCAGTTGTCAAAAAGTCAATTGTCTCACCGTCATTCTGTACCGCTGTTGTTACACGAGTCCCTTGAGGAATTGTTGTATCTGCTGATTGTGTGTTAAATGTGACACTACCTGTTGATACAGACCCGTCATTTCGAGTAACGCCAACAATCTTGACATACTCATCAAGATACTCATCTTCCATCAATTCGTTTACACGCTCGGCAGAGATGCGGTCAGCTAATCCAAGGTCTTCAAGGTCATCTTCAGTAATCGGCCCACCAGCGTAATCGATGAATCCTGCCAGCTCTGAAACAAACGCTAGCTCTTGTAATTCTCTGATTTCTTGGCTGAACGCTTGAGTCCAAACATAATTGAACGAACGGTCAGTAAAGTTTGTTAACTTTGTTATCCGACCAGTAAGTCCACTACGCAACGATTCATAGATTTCTTGCTTTGACTGTAGATAATCGTGTGTCATTTTATATATTGAAGACCAGTTCTTGCCCCTCTCCAGCAGAGAAGAGTACTAATTGTATCCGTATTGTATTTCTATCAGGTTTTGTGACAGTAATACTACCCCTGTCAACAGAGTTAACCCTATCATCGGCCAGCATTGTATCAACTGTCTTACTTCTTATTTCAGACCGTACCGCTGGCTCAAGTGGAGCGCCAGTATATTCATCTAATGTGAATAGTAGTTGCGCAGCGAGGTCCTTCTGTAATTCTTCTGAGCCTGAAACTGTCCGAAGGTCGCCTCTTTCACTTGGGTCAAAATCAAGACCACTATCTAAGTATAATCCTGACCCTAAATTTTCTTCAGGCATTACCCAACCACCGCCACCAAATCTGTTACAATATTGTGTCTCATACTATTTAAATCTTTCGATGACTTACGCTTCACTCGAATCATAGTGACAGCGACCCCTCACCAGAGACTTGATTCTCATTCTTCGAATTGTATTGCCATGTCCAGCTACCGGAACCATCTGAAACAATACCAGTTGAATTTGCGTCAACGAGCTTTACTTCACCAGTCTTGAAGTTAACTTTAACGCCCCATGGATTCGTAGAATCGTTGCCATCGACTTTATTCATCTCGATGGTGATATGCCCCTCGTCCTTCGAAGGAGCGTCATAGAACTCAATCTTCGCCGGAATATTGCTCTCATCTGTCGGGTCAGCGATGTCGTCAGTCCGCTTCGCAATTCTCACAAAGGTTTCTTCGATAGAACGCCCGCGCTCCCCCGCAATAGCCGGATTCTGAGAGTAGCTTGTGTATCCAGTAAGATAAAGATCGCCATCTCCAGCAGGACTGAACGAAGAGTCAAACCTCTCACGAGTCATGCCAGCTTTACCGAGAGGCGGTCTATCATCTACTGTGTTAAGATAGCCCTTAATAATTGGCTTCTCAGATTCACCTGCTAAGAATCCAACGATAACTTTGTCGTCAACCTTTGGAACTTCTATTCTGCCACCTGAGCTATTCATCAATGGCGCAACTCTTTCAAGACGTGTGATTCCATCAACAGCAACATCAGCCTCAAAGTTTGAATTATCATCAGCCCCAGTATGCTCATATACCCGTAATACTTTCCCGACACGTTCCTCCTTTATCTGATTCTCTTGTGAATCGCTCGAAAAATCTTCTTTGGTTCTATCAAATCTTGTCATGGTTATACTATTGTGCGAAGGGGTCGCCCGATTGAACGTCTATCTCTGGAAGTCCGGTATCGACGAATGTATCATCAGACACCTTAATATTTTGCGATGTATCGATAACACTTCGTAGATTTGGATTCGGTCCAGCAACTTCTATCTCTGTTACAAACCCATCACTATTATTTATTTTATGGACAACCTTATACACATCGTATATCTGTCCACCCATCGGTTGCTTATCACTATTTGGCATTTTAACCCCATCAAATGGTTGTAGTTCTGGGAATCCAACAACTGTAATTGTTCCAGATGCTTGCTGACTAATCAAATCGTCAGCAATTTTTCTAACAGTATTCCTGACAGACTGGTCTGTTGACAGTTCAGCATTAATATATTTAAAGGTCGGCTCAGATAGCTCTGTCGGATTAAGTTCGACCACAGGCGAGCCCCCTGATTTTGGCAAGGATATATTTGCTTCAACAACTCGCTGATTCTCAGGGTCTTGAAGCAATGAATTGTTTTCCCATTTGCCTTCTTGAGAAGCTACCGCTGACCCGATAACTCTAATTGATTGATATGGTGGTGTTGTAATTCCCGCACTTGTGTCTGTAATTTTGCTTATGTTATATGTTCTCACACCACCAGCAAGCTCATTGGGGTCGCCAAAGTAAAATGTCCCATCCTTATCAAACCACCACTCGCTTGCCGTTTCCTCTCTAATACGTTCAAGTGCCTTCTTTACAGAGACAACACTTTTCTTAAAGCTGAGAAAAAATACACCAGAGTCTTCACCGCTACCATCATTAGATGCTTGTATATCTATTTTACGTTTTTCTATATTTGCTTCATCGAGAATTGTTTCGACAATATCTGTAGCAGTTGCGACATAAATACGATTTGAAGTATCAATACTGGAATTAGCAGATTGTACAATTCCATTAACTTCGTATCCTGACAATTCAAGTTTTTGATTGATTATCGAGCCAGAGCCTTGCTCATCATTAAACGATTTTTGACCGGGGTCATACGCAATAAATTCATAGACATTTGTTCCAACGGGAGAAATGTTTGCGAGCCGACCATCAAATAATAGCGAGTCTTCAGATTCCTCATTAGTATCTACCTTTCCGCGAGTGTCAGGCTCATCTTTATCCTCCGTCTCGACTGCGACGAATTTATTGTCAACCTCTAGACGGAAACGTGAGCCGACAAGTAGTGAGACACCTTTATTCCTAATATCATCATCTCTCTCTACAATATCTGTTCTATCATCCTGATTGAAAACACCAGATATTTCATCAATATACTGTTTTTGTGGAATAGTTTTTCCCTTCACGTAGTTTGGAACACCATCTCGTGTCAGTTCTACCTTTAGCTCGATAGCATCCCAAAATATTGCGTCATCGTCGAACTCGCTGACACCCGGCTCAATAGAACCAGTACTAAAACCCTCACTAACTGTCCCAATCTGTAAATCAACATCAACATTGTCTTCAAGAATTTCTGTCATATAATCTCACCGGATTACTTCAATACAGTTTATTTGGAACGAGTAAAGATATTTACCATCAGTTATATCAGCAGCGCCACCATCATCAATTGGTTCTGTCATCGTTGAACCAAATTGTACTCTGAACGAATCGTTATCACCGGGTAATCTGTCAGAATATATTTTCCCACTCTTCGCATCACGCAGAGAGTCTATTTGATTAGCTTTTGTTCGTTTACATACTCCATTGATAGAAATATTTATTGGGTCTTCGCCAACTTTCTGTCGAACAGTAGCGCCGCCAATTATTTCATGTTTGACAAATCTACCAGCACCATCAATAGATATTTTTGGATTTGAATACTCAAATCCTTCTATTTTAAACCCATCAGGCCCAATAGCATCATCTGTGTAGACAGATGTAAGATATGAAGCATCATCTTCGTACTCTATCTCTCTGATTGCGAACGGTGTCCGGTTCTGAAAAGTATCACTAATACTTGTCGGACTATCATCAGAAATATCATCAGAGAAATCTTCAATTTCAGATGAGCTAACTTCTGGTTCTGTAACCTTTATTTCCCTATCCCCAGTTGAACGATCTTCTTCTGGTGGCCCTAATTGTGAAGAATTATCGCCATAATAAAGTTTAGCCGTAATAAAGACTTTATCGGTTCTTGGATAAGGTAAATTTCCAGAATTTTCACCAAACGTTGTGCTAATTGAATTTTCAACAGTAGTACTCCCTCTCTCTAACAGAGAGTCGGTACTTTTGATATTTTCGCTACCTTCTCCATTAACATATAGCTCTATGTCTACTTGTACAAGCTCATTAGGGTCACTTACATCGATAGTAAGCTCATAGTTAAACGTAGCACTTTTTCTAGCAACAACACTTGTTTGAGCAGAGATGATGCTTATCGATGATGCCATTTATTGTCCTCCCTGCCGACGACGCTCGAACGAGTTTGCTTCTGCGATAGCATCACTCACGACTCGGCTGAGTTGCGCCTTATCCTCGGGGTCAGCGTTGACTGTTTGGTCAATATTTGTACTATTGTCTTCCTTGAGTGTAACATTTTTACTACCCTCTGGCTCCATCTCTTTTTCAGCACCCCCTGACTGAAGTTCATTCTCATCACGTGTAAGCTTTACTTCGCCCATCGTGGAGATGTTTGCGCCAGTAATCTGATTGAATTTTTCAATGAGCTTATTAACATCTCTAATAGCATCATTGATAAATGTTTCAAGAATACTCATTGTTGTTTTTATAGCCTCTGTCAATAGATCAAATGCTTCTGCAATTTTTGTAGGCAGGCTCTTTCCACCAGAGCCACCGCCTCCGAGGAATGCGATATTAATAAATTTCGCAATTGCCCCGATAACTGTAGAGATAATACCAATAATTAATTTAAGTGGCGCGAGAAGTGCTGTCATTAGAATACGCCCTACAAAACCAATAACTCTAATAAGAGCACCAAATACTACTTGTAGTGTTTTACCGATAGCAGCAAGCATTTGCATAATACCAGAGCCACCTTTAGCCGTACCAAATAGACTACTAAATGATGAAATTATAGTGTTAATTGTTGCGGCAAGTGGTTGGAACGTCATAACAAGAGCATCCCATGTCGCAATAAATATTGACATGATAAAGTCAGCTAATGCTCCCATTATTGACATAATAACGTTTAATGCTCCACCCAAAGAGCTTTTAATAGAGTCGGAGTTTTTAATTACGCCAACAGCAAGGCCACCTAAAATGGCAATAAGACCTACTATGCCCGCAATAAGTTTTCCAACACCAAGAGTCATAGAAGTGATTGCGGCATCAAGAATAGCCGTTGCTGTAGCAGAACTCAAAGCTCCAGAATTATATCCGAGAAGAGAGCCAATCATTACACCGATTCTTCCAATCCCTTTATTCAGAATACCAAGCCACTTCATCATCATATTGCTTACGAACCCCGTAATCTTCCCTGTATATCCTGTAGTTAGCCCAAGGCTTTTCATAGCCTTTTTAAATTTCATCGTCACAAAAGTAGTCTTTTGTTGACTTTTTCTGAAATTAGAGAACGGATCACCCTTCATCGAGTCTGGAAGAATATCTGTTGGAACCATCCGCTCAACATTCGCAATATTTCTATCAATATCTGGACCATCTGAATCAATAGCCAGTCCAGCCTCAGCAAGCTGACCACTAGTAGCAAGCTCACGATAATCTTCAGCTAACTCATCTATAGAACTACTTAACACAACTGCTTGACTAACTTGCTCAGACATTTCTGCTGACAAATTATCTAAGTCAGCACTACTTTTCTTTGTCGCAACAGCCATCTCAAGAAATTCATCTCTTGCTTCATTTGAGGAAAGAGCAACACTTCTAAGGCTAGATTGTAGAGTCAAAGAATTAGTAACAAAATTGAGCATACCTGAAAATAGCGGTGTTGCTGATGTGAGAAACTGCATCATTCCGGCAGAAGCAGCAAATGTGGCTGCTCTAAATCCAGCCATAGCACCACTAGCCGCTTTAGCTCTTGTGGTAATATTACTCAACCCCAAAATTACTTGTGGTGCAATATTTATAATACTTCCGAATGTTCCAATAACTTTATCAAATGCTAACGTGAGTGCTGCAATAGTAACAGCATTTTGAACCATCTCTTGGTCAAGCTCAGAGATAAATGATGCAACACGTTCTACAACACTTGAGAATGTTTCAAATACAGGGAGTAGACCTCCACCAATCATAAAGCCGACCTCAGCCAATTCTGACATTGTATCACTAAATTGACCTGCGGCACTACCAATCCCCTCAATTCTTGCTGTCAACTCAGCCGAGCGACTGATAACATTTGCTAATCCATCGCCAGTAACTTCTAACGCATACATAGCCTCATCTCCAAGAAGTGCCCACGCTTCTTGAAGTGAGCCAAGAATATTTATCAGAGTGCTGCCATCAAGCATATCAATCGCTTCTTGGATTGTAATAAAGCTTTCACCAGCACTACTAGCAAAATTCTCAAGCTCATCTGTCCCAGTAGTTACTTCAGCTATTACGACAGACAAAACATTTACAAGATAGCCAGCACCCTCGGCTGCTTCAGTAAAGTAGTCAGAGATTCCATCAAGCTCGCGTAATGGTTCGATGGCTCTAAACATCATATCACCAACGCCACGCATTATTACCATTAACGCCTCTCCGGTTTCCTCAATCTGTGAAAACTCTGACTCTATTGCCTTGGCTTGTGTCAGTAATCCAACACCAACAAGAGCAGCCATCGCTCCACCAAGTGCGGCAAACGCTGAAGCTGTTCCAAGTGCTGCCGCCCCCATCGCACCAAGGCCAGTAAGAATTAGCGGAATTTGTGTCAAGAAATTACGAAGAGCAATAGTAAACGCACCAACATTTAGCGAAAGGGAGCCAAGCCCATCCTCAAACAAGTCCCCGACCTTTGCTGCTGCTCGCATCGAATCGCTCATATTGTCAGTTTTTGCGCGAGCCTTACGAACAGCATTTTTCATATCTACCTGAGAGTTGTTCGCATTATCTACACTATCTGCGAGCTTGTCAATATCTTCACTAGCAGCCTTAGCAAAATTACCCTCACGAAGAAGATTTGCTCCACCATCTTCAGCACTATCGCTCATTTTCTGATTGGCAGAACTGACAGCGTACTTCGCTTCTTCGAGTGTATCAGCTTGATCGACCATCTCACTCATTGAGCGAGTCTCTATATCGAGGTCATTACTGCTTTTATCAGCAGCTCCACCAAGTGTTTTGTTAGCTTTTGCGACAGAGCGTTTCCCCTCTGATGCATCTTCAGATATATTAGCTAACTTTTTGAGAGCCTCATACTCTTCAGTAATATCACCTATTGCGCTAGCGCCAATAGGAATATCAGTTGGTCCAAGCGCCGCGATCTGAGACTTTGCCTCAAGTTGTGCCTTGCCAACACCTGTGGCAATATCATCTTTGTCAGGCTCTGCGCCAATATCTAAATCTTTATCTTGAAGATTGTCATCAAGTCCCTCGATAGCTTGCTCTGCTGCTTCAAACTCTGTTACAGCCGTACCGAGACTTTTTGAAAGGTCTCCTGTATCAACATCAAGATTGATGTTAATTTTTTCGCTATATGCCATGTGTTACTATTGATTAAAAACTGCTTGTGTTAGGCGATTTCTTTTTTGCCTGACGTTTTTTCTGTCTCTCTCGCTCCTGTTGAGCAAGGAAAATGAACTTCAACTGAGCATCGGTCAACTCATCAGCATATGCCTCGCGCAATTCACCAGTATCTTCATCTCGTACAGAAAAAGATGTCGAACCAGTTTCAATTGCGGATAGCAAGTATTGTGCTATCCCTGTTTCTGAAAACCCCGAACTGAACCCGTCTCCTCTGAAGACATATCGATAATCTCAGTACCAAGCTCGAAAAGTACTTCAAAGTTAAGGTCTTCAACGATTCGTCGCATCTGTGGACTCGTCAACTCATCGTGTGTGAGAGAGTCTTTACAGAGGTCTTCGAATGCTTCAACAGTATCTCCGTTTACTGCTCCAAGACCACTCCCCTCTTCTTCAAGCTTTTCCTCAGCATCCTCAGCATCCTCAGCATCCTCTACTGCCTCGAACATCTCATCGGGAAGACGCTCAATAATTCCAGCAAGCGTTTTCTTATCGACAGGGTGCATCTCTACATCAGCTAAGGTAGAGCCGCTATTGTGTTCGAGCGAAATTTTTTGATACTGCTTCGTTCCTTCTGTTACGCGCTGGTAAAAGTCAAGTGCTTGTTCTTCTTGCATTGTTAGTAAGTTTTCTCCAATTAATCGGTGGATTTCGCTGGCACGATAACTCGACCATTACTCTCAGTAAAATAGTGGTGTGTCATCCTCGGGCGAGGAGAGAGCTTTGGTCGTACAGAGTGTCAGCCAGACACCCTTATTTATATAGTGCGATTCGTTCGCGTTATTCGACAATCATCGTCTCAGCCATGAAGTCGAAGGACTGCTCCGTTCGGTCATCCGAAGGAATGTCTTTCGAGTGGCTGTTAATGAGGACATTACTGAATGTATATACACGACCCTGACCATCCTCAATACTCATATTTCCTACCTGTTTGGGTAGAGTGGTAGTGTCTCCGCTACCCTGAGTCCAACTTGCGTCTCGCTCAACATTCGCGTTACCGGGAATCGTGAACGAGCCAGAATAGGTCACGCCTGTTACAGCGATACTTTGCGCAAACGAATCGGTGTACTGAACTTCTGACGTGTTAGCCTCCTCGCTAAAGGAAACTTCACTCACAGGAACGCTTGTACCTTGCGGAAGTTCAAGCGTACAGTTCTCACCAACTTCTTTCCGACGACCTTGATTATATTCAGACATTTAATTCACCTTAATTTGTGTTAACTGTAATCGTCTCATCGACACGCTTCACGATACCATACGGTGAGAAGCTGATGTCAATATTGACCTCATCATCATTTGTCGAATCTTCGTAAACATCGACAATCCAATTTGTCTCAGCGTCGGTGTTTCCTCGGATGAGACGATCTTGGACAAGTTGTCGCATCTCTGCGCTAATAAGGCGCTCTGCTTGAGAGCGAGTCTCTTCATCATTGATTCGACCAATTATTGCGTCACCAACCTGCTTTCCGATAAGGATTACACGGTCGGTGATACGACGAGTCCAGAAGTCTGCTGCGACAGTATCGTTAGTGCTGTAATTAGTCGCACGGTTGCCCTGTACACGAATCCCACCACCACTTCGGATAGGAATAATATCCTCGTCTCGAAGATTGTCAGCATCAGACTTGCTCAAGGACTGCTCAAGGCTCTGATAGCCTGTAAGCTCCTCGTTGTAAATCGGGTCAGAGATGGGGTTTCCTGCAAACAGGCCGCCAACCCCTCCACCGATTGTCTTAACGACATCCTCTTCTCGACCGGGAGCGAACTTGTAGTAATACTCAGCACTAACACTCTGATTAGCAGTAGCGTAATTGCTGGTATCATAGCGAGCGTCAGCCCCACCATTCTCGTTATCGGTGTTCGCTGCGTCGATGAGTTGATTGTCATTCGGTTCAGCGACAGAAATCGCATTAACGAGCTGGTAATTGTCACGAAGTGTGCTAACCTCACTCTGAAGCGAGGACGACACACTATCCGAATCGGAAAATGCGACATACACACCAGTCTCATCTTCGTTCACAATATTGCGAACTGGCTCTGCGCTAAATGCTGAACTGTACTCGTTGTAGGTGTAGTCAAACTCGTAATCCCCAGACGGAGCCGCATCTGCTGCGAACTCTCCTGTCAACGGATTGACAAAGATGGTATCAGCATCGCTCGGCTGAGCGGGAGCACCATTGTACCGAAGCTCGACAGTCATCGAACCATCTGTGGTATCGGTGACAGTAATACCCTGATCGTTGATATTATCGTTACTGGAGCTAACCGAACCGCCAGTATTTTCAACAATCGGGAAATTATCGAGCGTCCCAGACTGTGTAGACTGAGTTTCCGCCTCAACAAAGTCACGACCGACCGCGACCCCATAGAGGAAATCAATATTCCCACCATTTGCTAATGCCTCTTTCATTCCTTCGGCAAGTTCAGTACCGTCACCAAACTTGGAATTTGCCTCGCGCCGAGCATTAATCTGCTCAGGCTCAGCAGCAGAGACATCAAGAGTCGCGTCATCCCCTTCAACAACCAGTTCATCACTTGAACCAGATGTGTCAAGGCTATAGTCAGCCTCACCGAATAGGACGAGCTTCTCTTCTGAACCGATAGCGATGGAACTAATACCACCGGACTGTGTAGTTACACGTACACCGGGAAAGCTTCCATATGTTGCCATTGTTATATCACTTGTGTTATGTTATAATTGTTTGTTTGTCAATACCGCAATACTGCTCGGCGTAACTCCACAAACCGGAGTGGTGGCCGAGGGTGTTACTGAACATTTTCGTTGAATCCTTCGATTGGTGGCTCATCTGCGTCCGTAACATGACGCTCACTTGCTGAAATCTCAAGCATATCATCCCATCTACGTAATGTTGGGCTAGTACCGAGGTCATCTGTGTGGCTCCCCTCGATTAATTTTACACGCCACACTTCATCCAAACAACCCAACTCTGGGTGTACTAATGGCTCATTAGGACCAGTAGTTGTATGCTTATAAAGTGTATCTCTAACTACGTTGTTCAGTTCACGAGGGCTATACTTAGAGCCTTGTGCTGTCCAAATAGAGACGTGTATATCTTGTGTGTACAAAGATTCATACACTCGACCGATTTGGTTGCCCTCATCATCAGTCTTAAATGAGACAAATTCAGTATTCGCCTCATTAATCTCTATCTGTGTCTCAAGAGAAACCTCAATTAGTGGAAGCTTGATAGACTCGCTATCAATATCAGGCTCGTATCCGACAAAGTTTATCGAGCTAGGTAAATCGGGAGCATCTTTTAAGATGTATATAATTGATTCGATCAATTCTTTAGGTCGAACCATTATCAGTCCCCACGATTGAATCCAGCCTTTCGTATTGAGCGACCAACGTGTCTCCCAATAGTGAGCCGTTTGTCAAGGCTATCCTTCCAATTCTCTTGAGCTTCTTCAACGTATCCGTATCCAGTCGCACTTTTGTCTGGCTTCCATTGAACAGGCTCACCCGGAATCATCGTAAATCTTCCATTATCCATCAACTCATCAGGATAATCGCCCGGATTTTCAGGAATATAACTAATTGCGCCAGCTTTATCGGGACCTATTGGATGTTCGGTAGCACCCTTCTCTAAAACTTTTGAGTGTGGCGCTCTTGATGTGATAGTAGTACTATTCCCAAAGGTAAATGAGTAGAACGACTCACCCAATGGGACTTGTACTTTATCATCAGCACCAGTACTTCTAAATGTTTTGTACACCTGTGTAGTAATGTCATCTACTAACAGTTCAGCCAAGTCTCCTGATAACTCAGGACTGTCAGAGCTTGCGTGAGCTATCAGACGAAGAAACTTATTTGATGTGTCACTCATTTCAGAAGCGTCGATAGAGACATTAGCCATTAGTCGTACCTGTCGTAATCGTCTTCGTCTACCGGGAACTCGTAGTAATCATCATCAGGTGTCGGGTCACTAGTGCTGTACACATACGGAGATGTGCTACCGCTCGCATCATCCCCAAGAACACCACTGTCCTGAATCTTGTCCACTAACTCTTCATAGCGATTACAGAACGCCTCTGCTGCATAGTCAGCCTTATCAGAGCCAGTATCACTTAGGTCAGTAAGTGCTGTATCGTCTGGATGTTCAGCGCCTTTTGCCAGTTCGCACGTTGCCTTCTGTTTGATAGCAGAACGGATTGCGAAACCGGCAGGACCAGCAAGCGTCGATTGCTCGATGGCTTCTCCTTCTGTCAACTCAAGCTCAATAGATGACTCTGCGAATTCGAGTGCGTCCCCCTTTTCCGTATCGGAGTAATCATCGGGAATCTGAACCGGAATTTCGGTCAGGTCAACGTATTTGCTTGAGTAAGCCATGAGTCCAATTTGTTATAGAGCGCCGAGCAGTATTGTGAAAGTATTGAAGGTTATTTAACCGTTAATGACGGCAGCGGCATCGTCAAAGATGACGGTCCACGCCTTACGGGTGAATGCCTGAATCACATCAGCCTGTCGCTCAGGCTCCTCATACTCACGAGTGGACATCGGAGTTCGGGTAAGCTCGTACCCGTACCGAGTTGTGTCAATAGCGAACGCACCGTGACCGCCAGAAATATCCTGTGTCGAGTCAATGACAACAGGCATTCCGGCAACACGACCGACCTCACCACTTCGAGCAACCTCGTCACCACTTTCCGTAGCGCGGTTGAAGTTGCTGTCAGTAAGCAGGTCTGTGTACCCATCAACGTCTACGATGAGTAGGTCAGGCGTGTAATCATCTTCTCGGAGTGCCTTCATTCCTTCAACAATGTCGCTGAAGGAAAGGGTCGAGTTACCGTCACCAATATCATTGCTATCAGAGTCCTGCGTCTGGTTATTGGCGGAGAGGACATCGTAAGCCTCTTTGTTAAGGCGCTCGGCCATTGCGCGAGCAACATCCTCAACCTCTCGGGCCTTCATCTCGATAAGACCATCTTCCATCGCCTCCATCGTGAGAGTGACCTCACCCATGAATTTGTCGAACTGTACCGTTTTCTCGTCAACCGTAGACTGGTGACGAGGAGCTTCCTCACCCTCACCGACAATCTGGGGACGACCCATATCGTCCTGATCGATGTAGAAAGTGTAGGAATTACTCTCAATGTTCGAGGCATCAATCTCTCGGAATGCGCGGCGGTAGATGAGGTTCTCTTCAACAACCTCTTCGACCGTCTCTCGAACAAAGTCCTGCGTGATAACGTCTCGTGTAGTTAGTGCCATATATTATTCCTCCAAAATATTACCGCACCTGAACGCGGTAGATTCCAGTACGTACCTCTTCAACAACGTAGACAGTCTGCGCATCGTCAAGATACGCGCCCTCGGACGGACCAGTTCCACCCCAGTTGGAGAGATCGGCAAGACACTCTCCACGCATCTTCACGTTTGCCTCAGCGCCAACTACTTCCTTACCAGTATCTCCACTAACCTCGTAGTTAGCGAGAATACCGGCGATTTCATCAGCGTCGGCAGTCGATTCTGCGAGGTCAGTCCCATCAAAGGTGACAGGGCGACCTCGTGGAATCGTTACACTATCAAGAGCTGTTCCATCAGAGTCGGGATGGTCAAAGGCAACGTAGTCACCATTACGGCGAGTCTCGTCACCTGCGTCAAGTCCTTCGTATACCATTGTTATCGACCTCCAAGAATTTTGTCACGAAGCTCTTCCTGCTTCGCAGCAGCCTCGTCAGCAAGCTCTTCCTCCTCCGAGGGTTCACTCTCTTCGGCTGCATCTTCAAGAGATTCCTCGTCCGCATCCTGCGAGCGAGGCTCTGCTTCGTCCGAGGAAGCAAGGTCTTCAACAGACCCGAACTGCGCCTCGTACTTTTCTCGAAGCTCTTCGATGGAGAACTTATCAGTAAGCTCTTCCTCATCGAAGGCATCATAATGTTCTGCGAGCTGTGCCGCGTATACGCCCTTGACCTGCTCGGCCTCAGACGAAAGTTCCTCGAAGCGAGCGGACTCTACAACGACAGCATCTTCCGATTCAGCAAGCTCTTCTACCTGCTCTCGGGAGACATCATCGAGAATATCCGTTCGCTCTCGGAGAGCCTCAAGATTCTCGGACATTTCCTCGAACCTATCTGCCTTGTTCCGAAGCTCTTCGACTTCCTCTGCCTCAACGGCAACAGGCTCGTCAAGCTCCGAAAGCTTTTCTTCAATATTACTTGTCATAGTTGTAATTGTATATGTTTTCAATGAGTCCGCATCGCTCTCTTCAGACTTACGACTCTGCTGAAGGTCATCACCGGAGAGGACTCTCACTCCGCCCACAGTATTTTCTCCGGGTGTGGGTCGCCCTGCTGTTTGCGAGTCGTGCGCTTTTGCCTGAGCATTTTCCTCCATGCCCCAATCACGGTCAAACTCCTCATTGGCAAGCTTGTTCATCATTTCCATGATCTTCTCCTCCTTCTCAGAAGAGAGTCCATCAACAGCACTTGCTCCACGACCGCCCTTTACTGCCGCAAGAGCGTTCACATTGAGGTCGCCATTGGGTTCAACAATCGGAAGTTTGAGGTCAGTATAATTCTCAGGTGGGAAGCCGGACGATGAGATGAGGAAGTGTTTCGCCACTTCACTAAGGTCATCAGTATCAAAGTCATCCAAATCAGGACGACTCCAATCTTGTTCTGTAGTGCCACTCCAGTCAGGAGTGTGCATCTCATAATCCTGTAATTCTTCCTCTGCATCAGACGCAGTATCGCCCTCATCTACAGAGTTTTCAGCCTCGCGCTTATTTGTCAACTCGCCGTTAATCCATTCCATAAAAGCACGCACATCTGATTCTTTCGAGACATCATTGCTTGCCTCATCGATGAACATGTCAACGATTTCCTCGACCGGGGCTTCAGAATCCCCCCAATCGAGCAATGTGTTGACAGGCTCATCCTCAGCACCCTTATCGCTCTCAAGGAAGCTGTTGACAACTTCGAGGACATTTTCCATACTCTCGACGGAGGCCATCTCCTCTTCATCCTCATCAGAGCTATGTTTAGAATTGGATGAAACATTGTCCATATATTCTTCATGGTTTTCACCCGGCATCCATTTTCCATCCATCTCGTGTACACCATTCAGACCAAGTTCCTTCGCCTTCTCCATCGCATCCTCTTTACTTTTGAACATATGGTCATTTGGAACATCATACATAGCATTTTCCTCCTCGATAGAATCGAGCTTTCGCTTCGCCCAATCGACGCCCTCATCTCCGCCCCACGCCTTCCACATCATCCAACCACAGTCTGCTCTACCCTCATCATCATCCATATCTGAGTTGGAGCGGTGACGATTGAAAGCAGACATTTTTCCAAGTTGTTTACGAGTGATAGCTTCACCATTTGCCAACTGTTTGGCTCGCCTCCAACCAACAGAGGTTCCACAATCGTTCGGATTGTCAGTCTCCTCTTTTGCGTCGAGAGCCATCTGCGCATTTTCTTTAGCAGCCTCGGGATAATCGGAGTATGTCTCAGCCAACTGTTCATCCTCAGCATCGATGAAGCGGTGGGGTTCACCCTCGTTCGAGGATTTCCTTTCTGCTTCCGTCTGGAAAGATTCTTCCTCACCCTCGGTTCGATTGATCGAGAGGTTCTCCTCATTCATCCAGTCGATGAAGTCGCTCAGACTCGGCTCAGAACCGCTGTGCGACTCGACAAAGCGCCCGAGCAAATTGTTAACCGAATCGGTCTTATGATTTGGTTGAGCGTCTTGAGTCGGCATATCGCTCGTCGTAACGGCAGCCATTTCTTTATCCATTGGGATGACATCTTGATAGCCAGCGGTGAGCGTATAGCCAGTTGGTTGAAGTCCCTGCTCACTCGACTCCATCACTTCAACCATGAGAACCTTCTTCTCTCGGTCAACGTGGACAATCTTTCCCATCATCTTCGGGTTAACCTGCCACTTGACCATCTGCCCATCCTCCCATGTCGGGGCTTCTACGCTCGGGGAGTCATCTCGCATATCATCGGGCGAGGACGAATCCATCTTGTCCCATTTATCAATTCCCTGAATAGGCTTCTCTACAATCTCGTCCAATAGTTCTCCACCCTCTGTGTGACGGCGAATTTCTGCGACCATCTGATTGCCATCTTGAGAGATTGAAACGATCTGCCCATAAAGCATCTCATCATTGACACCTTTCCATTTTACAAGGTCGCCTGACTCTGGCATCAATTTTGCGGCAGCATTCTCCTCTTCAGAGGTTTCATTATATTTTGAGTGTTCTTCTGGGAGCAGGTCATTATCCTGCGTGTATTGGTCATTCTCAGGATTACCATTTCGGACAAGGTAGAGGAACGCATTTACACGAGCATAACTCCATTGCTGTGCTGTCATCCCCTCTCGATGGCTGTCCTGATATGCGCCCATGCCACGCTTAAAGACATTTTTGAGCATCCGATAGGTTACACGCTTGCCTTCATCATCGCCATACTCCTCATTATGCTCTTCTACCTTTTCCTTCAGCGCGTTTTCAACTTCGCTGCTAATAAGCTCATCAGAGCTAGCATTCTCTTCAGATGAGGGTTTTACAGCTCTTCGAGGGTCGTCACCATCAATCGCATCAGAGAACTCTTCCTGCTCTCTTGGGAAGTTGCCCCACGGTTCGACTTCTTCCATCTTTTTGGTGATTTCCTCACCATCAGTTTCCCATTTTCCATCAGAGTCTTGCGTCCAAACTTCAATTGTTACAGTAGCCTCATCGCCGGAGCCGTCTACATCTAGCACAAATCCGTGCTCTTCTGTCGTGTCAGATGGATACCATTGAACCCACTGCTCGCTCTCAACATCATATTCACTTACATTTGAGCGCCCCATCTCATCGACATGACCAGCGTGCTCCCATTCATCATCACCGAGTTTTTGGATGATGTTTTCGATCTCCTCTTTCCACGAATCGTTCTGCTCTTCATCTTCTGTGGTAACAGTTGCCATGTTACCACCGATGGACTTAATAACCATCGTGGAATTATTAACAGAATCAAAGAATTTCATCCCCGGCTCGATGAGAGGCATATTCTCTTCTTCAGATTCATCCTCATCTTTCTTCACAGCACCAATGTCCTCTTCCTCATCAACATCCCACTCATCTAGCGAGTCTGTTGAAACCATCTCTGTCTTCTCGGTCGAGCGCCATTTGCCATCCATCTCTTCATAGATGTCTACTTCGATTTCACCATCCTGAACTTGCGAAATAGTGATACCTTTAATTCCATCACCCTCGACCCACATGCCCGGCTCTACTGTTTCAAGAGCAGCTTCGTTGAGAGTGCCTGTGAATTGTTTTAACTCGGCAGCACTCAGTTCAGCGTGTTCACCCATTTCTAGCGTATTCGAAGGAGCAGCGCCAGTTGGAACAATAGAAAGATTATCAAATTTAATATCTTCAACAACTTTTGCTCCAGTTTCTTCCTCTTCCTCAAGAGAGTCTACGTCTGCGTGGTATCCTCGAATACTCACTTCGAGCAATCCGTTTTTAACCTTCGCTCCCAAATCCTCGTCATACAACTCTGCTTCGTAGACCACTCCTGTATTTTCTCTGTATCCAGCTTTGGTAACACGACCCACAACTCCTGTGGCATCATTATTATGATCTACGACGAGGTTTGTTCCTTTGAGTGAATCTGCTGCTTCTTTCAGTTCATCTGCTGGCCACTTTTTCTTCACACCACTCTGTCCAACAGTAACATCTCCTGCTCCGAGAGCGATGCCGTGTACTGTAAACGGTGGACCATCGGACAACTCGGACACGTACATATCCGAAGAAGATAGAGATGTCTCGAAAGATACAACAGTTATTTCACTCATAATTTTCTCCTGCATTTACGAATAGTTTTTCTGGTATATCTGGATGTTGTTTGCTGTGGCAGGTTGCACATAGTATAACATCATTACTTACGTCAGTTGCCATATCCTTATTCTCTGAAATTGGAATCTTGTGGTGAGCGTGTAGATTTTCTTCACTTCCACAATCTACACAGCACTCATAATTTTCATGTACTTTCTTTTTCCAGCTTCTATATTCTGGAGTATCTCGTATTCCGCGAACTTCTTTGTTTTTCCAATGAGGATTTTGTGTACCAGAGTTAGCACAACTTTGTGAACAGTATTTAATGTTATGCTGATTATATAATGAACGTTTACATTTAAACACTTTGCTACAAAAATCTCCAGAACATTGAATCTCTACAAATCCTTGATGTTTTGAATCACCAAAACATTCTTCAGAACAATATTTATTGAAGTTTTCTGAATTTGACGGCTCAAAAACAGAACCACATTCTTCACATATTTCTGTTCTTCTTACTTCAAACGAGTGTTTATTATTATGATGGTAACAAACACATTTAACTGAGTCAAACTCTTTGCTACACGTAGGGCACCACGCATTTTTATCAGACATATTGCGTATCATACGCATTGCGTATTTTTTCTGACAAACCTTAGAGCAAAGAGGTGTGTCGGATATTGTGGCAACTTTAGTACCACATTCGACACAATGCTCTTCAAGTTGACTCATCTACTATGTACTATATATCTCGGCGTTTATAAAGGGGTAATAAATTCGAATGCTGTAAGGTTGGAAGAAGTCTTTTGGTTATTCATTAGTAATCCTCAGCCATTCTTATAGTCGCATCTATTGTGCTGTTGCCTGATTTCCCTCGGGCCAAAAGCGCAAACTCTACATCTTGTCCGAGATTGATAGATACATCTGATGATGAACCAGCACGATTCCGGCCACCCGCACCTTCCGTGAGGCCCTCCCACGTTTTTATTCCACTATTAAGCCCATCGAAGGAGCCGGTAGTCGAAACTTGGAGGAGTGTCTCATCATCTGGCGTGAGTTCGGGAAGAACGTAATTTGTTCCAGAAAGTGTTGGATTGATAACAAACGCAAACCTCGTGTCATTAGTTTGAATAGTGTCAA